TGAGTTGCTTCACCGTATTAAACCAATCCTGCAAATTTGAAATCGCAATCAAGCGTTCCATAATCTCAGGTCGGCTACCAGATTTACGCACATAATCAGTAGCTAACATGCTTGTCTGATTAATTGCAAAATCTTTAAAGTACCCTTCAAGAATCAATTTCTTAAAGTGTGGATTCTTTTCTAGCTCTTCTAGCGCATTAGCTAGTTCAGCCCAATATGTATTTTCTTCTTCAAATAGCTTCATTTCATCTGGAGTTAGATTGCTCATTATGAGTTCCTTCCTAGTTAGTAGTTACATGCAATATCGCATACTACTGGATTATACATAACTATATATTTATGTCAATACTTTACGTAAAATAGTTATTTGTAAAAGCATTATTACTAAATGGATTACTCTTCATAAACGCACTAACTGGAATATTTATTTTTAATGGTTGTTCTGTAGAAGTTGGTCTACTGCCAAGTAGTAATCTCTGTTGATTTAGCGTATCCTTATCAGCCTTATATTGTGCTTCCAATTCTGCTCTATTATCTATCATAGCTGATACAGGCTGCATAGGTTTTGATTGAACAACTGGTTGTATCTGAGTACCTGTTACCTTACTTAGGTAATCTCTTGTCTCTTTCGGAGCTGCTTCCACTCCTTGCTTATCTAAATTACCTTGTCCCCAGTTGTATGCCATAACAGCTTTATTAACATCACCGTCATACTTACCTATCAACATAGACATATGCTTACCGTAAGCATCAGCACTTTTTACTGGATCAAACCTATCCTGCTCTGTATATCCATAATCCTTCATAGTAGCCGGCATGAACTGCATCAATCCAGCAGCACCTGCAGGACTAACAGCATCAGCCCTACCACCAGACTCTGCATACATCTGATTAACAGCTATATCTGCTGGTATATTATACTTAGCTGCTGTATCCCTGATCAGCGATTCATACTGACTATTACTCATTTACTTACCCTTAGGTTTTTTCTTACAAGCCATTTATATCTCCTTATATAACTATATTTAATATTAACTACTTATTTACCTTTTGGTTTTTTCTTGCAAGCCATCTTTGCCTCCTTTTTTATAGTACCACCATAACTATGTTTTATACTCTGTCCTTCACCAGTACCGTACATCTGTACACCAGCCTCAGTAGCAGCTTTACTAGCTAAACCCTCTTCCATACCTAACTCCTAGAACGTATGACGTATCTGTGCCAAAGCGTAAGAAATTTTGTTATCAGGATCTAAGTTGACATTACCACTAACTGATGTATTAGGATTTATCTGGTAACCTGCGTAAGCTCCCTTATACCCATCATCACCAAAATAACCACCAACATAATGACCGTTATTGTGGTTATATGTAACATTGTTATTATTAGTTGACACACCATAGGCAGGCAATTCCCTGATATCCCTAGATAGTTCTAAACTACCTCTACCTACAGGTACAGACATACCAGCACTTACTTCTTTAGTCTCTGGACGTAATCTATCAAGAGCATTATAGGATTCATTAAACCCATCAACACGACCAGTATATCCTCCTGCTAAGAAGGCAGCAAGTCCTGAAGGAGCACTGCTAAGTTTAGCATCTATCCCTACATTCATACCATCATTTGTAGTTGAAAGCGCTCTAGGAGAGGCTGTAAAATTATCAATTAATGCCATATTATACCTTACCTTATTACTTAAACCATCCAGCTACTTTAGCGGCCAATCCTTCAGGAGGACCGTCATACACAGCAGTAGGTACAGCACCCTCTGGTAGTTCATTGTTCAACCACTGTTGATGCATTCTATCAGTAGCTGCTTGATTATAACCCCAACCACTTTGTGCTGGTTGTTGTAGTTGTACCTGTGGTTGAGCAGCTGGCGCTTGTGCTTGACGAGAAGCCATCTCTTCTGTACCAAGTCTATGTATATCAGCTTCTTCTCTAGCTATCCACATATCTGCAGCTTTCTGTGTCTTAGGACCATCAATACCATCTATTTTGAGATTAGTGCCTAGTCGTCTATTCAACATACGCTGTTTTTCCATAATATCTTCGTTAGGAGTTATTTTTATACTAGATGAAACGTATGTATTAGGAACTACTACTTTATTAGACGAGGAATAGATATTAGCATTACCACCATCTAAATCCCAATTACTTGCTTTGTCAAATATATTTACTTCAGGAGTAGCTACACGCATAGACTGCGGTACCATAGCACTTACTTTTTGTGCTGAATCTGGATAGCTATTCCACTCATTATTGAATGCAACATCTTGTTGATGCTTCAATAATCCTCTTTGTGCATCCATATACGCATCTTCAAACGACATCTTTGGTTGCATAGAAACTACAGGAGTAGATACTGTAGTATTAGGAATTACAGGAACAGGTACTACATAGTTACCAGTTTTAGCAGCGTATCTTGTAATAGGTTGTGATCCAACTATACTCATAATTACATTCCCATAGCAGCTTTACCTGCTAACCCTTGTGTAGGAACTGCCTGTGGTTGTTGTGGAGCTTGAGCCATCTGTTTAGCTAATGCGATAGCTTGTTCTATCAGTTGCGTAGGTACACCTGCTTCAGCCAGTTCTTCAGGAGTAATACCTTGCATCAACAACTGAGCTAGTTCTTCAACTGTAGGCATTTGCTGACCTATACCACCTGTACCCTCAGCTGCTGCTTTCTGTGCTAAACCCATTTCTTCTTCACCCATGTCCTACTCCTTATCTAATTAACTGTGGCATCTGGTCTTGTATGTATAACTGTATCTGATACCTTTCGCCACATATTCTTACTACTTTTTACCGTTCATAACGTCAAAAGATTTTTTATCTAACTCTGCTAGATATTCAGCATGTAACTTACTCATCTCATTATCATGTCTAGCTTGTAATTCTTGCATTCTTTCTCTAGCACTCACACCACTATCTCTCTCTAAGAACTCTAGATCTGATAAATCAGCATTACTATTTAAATTCCTAGCCTTAGCAGCTTCAACTTGTACTTTCTGTTGTTTCAACTGAGCACTAATTTCATACTCTTGCGCTTTAGCTATTCTATCAGTAACATCAGCTCTCATCAGGTCTATCTCAGCTTTCATTTTCTCCATAGCCAACTGCTTCATCTGTTGTTCCATAGGATCCTGTTGAGGTTCATATCGTCTCAATTTAGCAGCTTGATCAGGCAATCTACTTAGTTCTAGAATCTGTGCCATCAACTCTTTCGTAATAGCAGGATCTAGTCCAACACCCAACGTTTGCAACAGAAAACTTAATTGTTGTACTTTAGCTGCATCATCTTCAGCAGTACTGATCGACAAATCAATATCTACACTACCATCCAAGTCATCCCTACGAACAGGTACAAACTCTTCATTAGTAATCCTAACTACTTCTTCCTCTTCCAAGAACTCAGCATTGTATACCATCCACTTTCTCAGTAGTGGCTTAACTAGATTCTCAGAAATGTTCCTCACAATATTCATTCTACGTACTGAGGTAGCATCCATAGCACCTCTAGCACCTGTAGCTGTCTGACCTAGACTAGCACCATTGATCCCACCACTGAAACTCTTAACACCAGTTAAACTCTCAATCTCATTGTTCATCAGACCAAGCATATCAAATGCAGAGCTAGGTAATGGGTTAAAACTACCTTGCCAGAAATCATCTCTAGTACCATTGTACTCAAAACTCTTACCAGATAGATATTTCTTTCTATTCACTGGATCTAGTGCACCTTTCCTTACACCTACCTGACCATTGTTACTCTGTGCCATATTATCAATCAAACCACGCATAATCGCAGTCTTAATCTTCTGGTTATCACCAATCAATTCAGCATTAGCTTCACCAAATATATGAAACGGTACAGCATTGAATGGTACTACAAGGAATGGTGGTTTACCATCAGGATATGGATTATCCTGCAACCGAATAATTGTGTCATTCACCCAAGCACATACAATAGGTTCAGCTACACCATCTTCATCTACATCATAGTTACCCCAGTACTCATGTACAATCACTTTCTTACGAGCATCATCTTTGAACTGGAACCTTGTTTGATCTTCTGGTCTATAGTCATAATCATAGCTAGTTTGACCTAGACTCTGAGCTACTTTACTTAAATTCTTATATCTACCATCTTTCTTCAACGTAGATATATCTGTCTCATATCTATAGATGACGAACTGGCACTTGTCCATGTCATCTTCACAAGTAGGATCGATGTAAATATCCTCATTCCTACAAACCTTCGCTGTAGGCTGGTTTCTTTTAACAACAGTCTGTTCTTCTTTTCTGGTAGTAATGAATTGATTACCATATTCATCAACTTCAACTACTTCTACCTCAGCCATTACCTTCTCTTCTTGGTAATCCCAGCCTGTCTGGATAATCGCAGTACCTTCTCTATCCAGTACTTTCACAGCCTTAGCCATGAAGTTATACCTATCAAATTTTCTACAGAACTGTGTATTCAGCAATAGTTCGTTCTGCCTAGCAGCATGTACATCTTCTGCTGTAATTGGTAAACACTTAACTACATCTGAACTACTTACAAACGGATCGATAATACTAGCATGTTGCCATTCACTCTGCTTCTTAATGTCTCTACTGACAATAGCAGACTTACCAGCCTCTTCGTTGCCGTACTTCTCACCATTGTGCTGATTAATCCATTCCCTACGCTTCATATCCCACGTCTTTTTCGTAGGTGTAGCATTAGTTAGATCAGCCTTCAGAGATTGGAGTAGTTTTGCTTTATCAACTGCCATATCAATACCTTAAATTATTATTAGTGTAGTATATCATTACTTATTAAGTTTATCCAGTGATCTTAACCTAGATATACCTAAGCAGAAATAAGTATAATTATAATCATGTTCCAGTAATTACTACATAGTGCTTACAACTTCAAACCATGTAATGTAATGTAACTCAATCATATATACATTATTATAGTTTGATATAATACTATACTTTAAACACTATTTACATAACTAACCAACTACAAGTAAAAGAAGTAGGAATAAAGCAATAAGAGTTATTATAACTGATCACTATACAACCCAAATTATATAGTGGTATTATCTACTAGATAATACTTAGGTAACTGCGATACAAAATCATCTACGCTTGTAATAGGCATTTTTAGTAATTCATAAGCCTTAGTCCAGATAGTATCTTGCCACTCCAATAAGCCATATGCCTCTGCTTTCCATACATTACTATTCACAAACTGCGCGACTTCAGCAAAGTCGCGATAATCATACTGTTTTGCAGTTTGATCCAGTAAAGTATAAACAGCAGACTTAGCTTGTTGCGCGAGTTGTTCTGGTGTAGGTGTGTCCAATTCGGGGGTGTTTCCTTCAGCAAACCAGGCAAGGATAGCATCTCTTTCGCTGTTACCTGGTGCATCAGGGACTAACATATTTCCGTTTAATAACCAACCACTAGGTTTGGTTTTAACTGATATAATTTCAATCGCGTTAAACATTACTTAATCCTTTTTATAACTCTGCTGAAAGCATAAAATAATCGCCTGACCCCATAGCAAAACTTGCATTGGTAGCTGCTGCTGTTGCGTCAAATGTTAATCTAGCTGTATTTACGGTAGGCGTATCAAGCGTAAGTTTTTCAGCGTTACTATAAGTAACATTAGACAAACTAGATGTTATACTCGGCACCGTACGCATTGTTGTGTAGTTCAACTGATAGGACATATATGCACCTTGTGCGTAGGCGCCGAAGCTACCGCTCAGTCCGGTAAATTTCTTTAAGTATCGCTCGCAAGCCTCAATTTCTCCGCCAAACTCCCCGTCATACGGATGCCAACCGTTAGTGGCAACTGAACCGTCTTCAATCTTGACTTGAGCAATATCAAATGTTCCTGATTGCTGCCCTAAGTTAGCTGTGTCTCCATTATAGTTACTGCCAGCATCAAACCAAAAAGCTACAACAGTAGATGATGTTTGTGGTCCATCTGTTCCAAGCGTTCTCCCAACAATAGATGGCATAGTAAGAGTAATTACCTTTCTTTGCCAAGTTGTTGTTAGTGGTACTTGTTGTGCTCCTATAGAATATACAGTTGCGCTAGGGTTTCCTCCAGTTCCATGTCTTTGCCAAAACTCAATAGCAATATTTTTATTAGCATCTGCTTTCGCCCAGAACGATAGAGTTACTGTTTTTCCGGACAATAGGGCAACATTTTCAATAGGCTGCCACTTATAAACATTGTTACTTGATCCAGCCGCGCTATTAACAACCGTTCTACTGAAATACGTCGCATTAAATAGCGCTTTTTCTGTATCACCACATACCACCTGGGAGTGCGTTTTAGTCGAACCGGAGGAATAATTAGCCCATCTATTATCAGAACCGTAGCCTGTTGCAGTTTGGCTTGTACTGTAATCCCACTTATCAAAATTACCGTTGATTAAGTAGTTTCTTCTACCACCTTTCTCTCTTACAACAAACGCAGTAGTAGCCAATTGAGTTGTGTTTGTACCTGATGCTGCTGTGGGAGCAGTAGGAGTTCCTGTAAATGCAGGAGAATCTACATTAGCTTTTACAGAATTAAGCTGATCCAGTGAATATTCGATCATAGTGCAAGTTCTCCTATTTTCTTTGGTCTAAAGTATTCCTTAGTAATACCATCCATATCAACATAGCTTATTGGTACGTCATACGGATACACAGACTTATATAAAGCAAGAGCTTCTTCATTAGCGAATAACTCATCGTATGTCCCTAATGGTCGCATAGATTTTAGAGTGCCAACAAATGCCAACTCCTCATCCGTAAGAACAGACATAGCTAAACTACCGTTTTCATTCTTAATTACTGGAGTAGTTTGAATAGTCCATCCAATTACGTTATCGTGCGCATCTTTAACTTTATAGCTTTCAGGAAGTTCATCCATAAAAGCTTTAGTATCTTTACAATAGGTTATTACGTAATTCATCGAATAATCCTCAAAGTTTTATTATTTAGTAGTTTATGCAAGTAATGCCTCGTACGCTGTCAAAGCCCTATCATATACACGGAAATTTGAAATATGCCCATTGAAGGTATGATATACGGTATCCGTTGATGTGTATGACCCTATCCTTACAGTGGAACAACTACTGTTACATGTAGATGTAAGTATATTATGTGTATTTGCCGCAAAACCGACTTGAATTCCATTCTCATACACATAGTGTCCCGCATTACTAGCCACTTGTGCTACTCTATATCTGGTTCTTGGTAGTGCCGCATTGAATGAAGCTGATATATCGGCCACGTTGCTCGCTATAGATGAGTAGCCACCCGTTGTCATAAAAACTAAACCGATATGGTCGGTTCCAGACGGATACATCGCCCAAGCCCATTGGTTGCCGCCATAATCACCAAATACATCAATATCGCATAAAACGCTAATAGCGCCATTTACCCCAATATTTGGTATATTACCGGCTTGTGTAAAATTTAATATATCAGCTGTTCTAGTAACAGCACTAGCAACAGTAGGAATATATGATGTAGTAAAAGACCATGTTTCTAGTTGCGCCCCAAATACGTACACACCTGATGAGCCATCACCTGCATATGCCCCAGTACCTAATCTGGTTGTTTGTAAATAAAAACTTGTAGATACCTTAGCTGCAGTTGTTGTTGTAGCGGAAACTCTAAACCAACCATTAGCCAGAGGAGTAATGGTAGAAGATATAGTAGATGTATTGCCTGGAGTAGCCGTTACAGCAGACAAATCAAAATCTGCTACTATAGGCGATGACGGAGTAGAAGACTCGTAAGAATTGAGCCTAAACTTGGTGGATTCTGCGGCTTTAACAAAACAACTAAAGGTTAACGTAGAAGACGAAACTGTTAGTGTCTGCGAAATGTAGTGAAGATTAGTAGAGCTATCCTCTACAATTTTATCAGCCAAATTCGTACCGTACGGGTCAAGTGTAGCTGTGGTATTGGCTGATACTGTAGCGTTTGTTTGTCCCCAGACTGAATTATCGAATTGTTCACTATACGTTAATAAATTTGTACTGGAACCTTCATTCAAATAACCCTGCTTCTCGAATCGTGGAGTATCTACTCCAGCAACTTGCAACATACCGTACCTATCAATATACGTAGCAGTAGATGATCTTGTAAATGTTACATTGCCAACACCTAATTTCATTGCTAGTGAATTTTTAAGAGGCAAGTCCAATAGTGGGGAATTAATATTACCGATAGCCTGCAATAAATCAGCGTTGTTTGCTTTCAAGTTATCCGCGGTTGTAACAAATGCTGTTGTTGCTACTTGGTTATTACTTGTACCTGGGGTGGCTGTTGTAGTGCTAATACTACCATTTACCTGTAGCTTGTCAACACCATTGTCCGTGTCGGTGCCAAGCAAGACATTCCCCGAATTTTTCGCTGAAACTACTTTGCGCCAGACAGACCAAGACCCGCCATCGTTGTTGCGCTCAAATATTTTACCGGCATTGGCATCCCATCCGCGCGCTACTTGTGTGCCGCCTGGGTAATTGGGATCGCTATATCGTATAGTCTCTACCATCCACCAGCCAAGAGTAGGAGCATCTGTGGAATCTTTAATCTGGCAAATAGACGAGTAACCTGGCTGTGTATTATTGAATAAGCCGGAACACGTACCACCACCACCATTACTAACCAATGACATCGAGAGATAACCAGCAGACTGCACTAGCTTATTTGCATTGGTGACAAAAGCCGTGGTAGCCAATTGGGTTGTACTTGTACCAGCCGTAGCAGTTGGTGCTGTAGGTGTTCCAGTTAACGCAGGTGAAGCTAAAGGTGCCTTAGTTGGATCAACAATTTGTTTAACTGTACCATCTGAGTGTTTAACATAAGCCACCGCATCAGCAGTGTTAATTGCAAGTTCATTAGTTGCAAGACTAGCTGCTGCTGGTACTGTACCTGCTGTATTATTATGTTTTGGCAAAATAGGACTAGCCATTAGAATGTACCACCATCGACTATGCTTGAACTATTATAATAGTCTGTTCCAGCAACAGCAGCTATGAGTGATGAACCAGATTTTTTGATGATAGTTCCGTCAGTTAATGAACTTAGGTTTGCGCCAGTACCGCCATAAGCAAGACCAATAATTGAACCAGTCCATGTACCAGTTGTGATTGCACCAAGAGTAGTGATTGAGGTTTGGCCAGCATAGTTGCTTGCGATATCTACACCAGTACTACTAATAGATACTCGGTTTGCTGTACCCAGGACGAACAAGGTATTTCCAGACTTACCTAAACCATTGCCTGTAGTAATTGAACCAGCACCACTAAAGTTCACCCATATTATATTAGTTGTGTCTAGTGTGCCACCTTGGTCAATCGGGCATACAAAACCTAAGTCAGCATTAACCGTGCCTTGTTCCACGAAACAATAAGCGCCTACCAATTCATTCCATGTATCCGCATCTGGTGCACGTGTCCATGTACCAGACGAGACAATATAAATCCCGTTTTGGCTTGCCGTTGATTGATCTTTAACAAGTACACGGTCACCAGCATTTAATGCAATACCATCAATGGTCATTGTACCACTTAATGGTGATATATTAGCTGTAGTAGCAGCTTTAACTGATTGTTTAGGATCTAAGCCTTGAACAGCATTATCAACATAGTTTTTATTAGCTGCATCCGTTCCATTTACAGGTGTAGCCACGTTAATAACTGTATAATTATTTGCATTAACCGATGTAATAGGTGCAGCAAGCGAGCTTAATGGGGTGGCATTAACTGTTGACTGGAAGTCACTAATTTTTGACGCTGCTAGTGTTGGGATATCTGTTATTGCTAAAGTAGTACCAGCTGTTACACGACCTTTAGCATCGACTGTTACTTTTGGGTAAGTTCCAGCAGTTACACCTGTTGTAGCAAGGGTTAAAGCAACACCACCAGACAATGTACCTGTACCTGTTGCATCGCCTGTTACTGTAAATGGATCTGCTTTTTTAGAGTAAAGTCCAGAACCGCCAATAGCAACAACTGCATTACCAGTTGCTCCAATAAAAAGTGTATTACTGTTTTCCGAATATGCTAACTCACCAACTAGCAAACTCGATGGTGTTGCTGTTGTCTGTGAGCGCTTAATTTGAATATTTGCCATTAAAAGTAGCCTCCGTCAATGTTTGTTTGCGGGTCAAGTTCACCTTTATCCCCTTTTGGGCCTGGCAATCCCTGCGGACCCCTTTCCCCAGTATCACCCTTAGGTCCTTGAGGCCCTTGTGGACCAATCATACCAATATCACCTTTAGGACCTACTTCACCCTTATCACCTTTAATACCTTGCTGACCAATAAGACTACTAGTAACCTTAACAGTGGTTTCCCCTACAGTAATCACAGTTTTAGCTGAGTCATTAATCTGCAAATTAGTAGGATAACTACTGGTACTAACAATCGTACTATTATTAACTATCGTAACTGTAGTATCACTTTCCGCATGATTAACTACTGTAACATTCATTAATTCATTCATTGCGTTACCGAAGCTACTACATTAATGTTGATAGGGCTAGTATTAATCTTTCTACCGTCTGTTAGTATATACTGTATATCTTGTAATACATTAGTAATAGGCCAATCTATTGTATTTAACACCCTCAACATAAACTTTCCTGCAGGTACATCAATAAACGTAACAGTACACTCAGCTATCAATGCACCTGCAGTAGTCCTAATCTGACTCTTTACTTGTATATTTTCTATACTTTGAGGTACTCCAGCAGTATCCATATACTGACATTGAATCTCATATGTACTACCTCGTCTATGTGTAATTACTTCCATTGTCTACCACCATTTAACTTATTAATGGATTCACCATATTTAAGGTAAATTATAACATATAACTACAACAAATTAGTTCAACTCGTGTGTAACACCTACTGCCCAGTCATGGCAGGTGTTTGCGTATCTTGCTGCATCATCAGCGTCTTTTGCCATTTGGACAAGAAGGTTGATACTCTCTCCTGAAAGTTCGGTTGTGGTGGCTGTACCTGTACACTGGCAGGAACTATTGGCTTTGGGCACGGTGTTACTACGGGTACTGGTTGAGTGCTGCAACCATTCAATATCAGAAGCAAGCTTGATATTTTTATCATGTTCATCATTAATTGATTTTTCTTTAATTGCATTATCCACCTCGATTTGTGTATTCAATTGGCTGAGTTCATGCTCTTTATCCATGGCAATTTTGGCTTGATTTGCATATGCCTCATTCCAGGTAGCATGAAGTTGTGCAATCTCGGCATTAAGTCTCAATCCATTCATGTACCAACCAGCAAAGAAACTGATAGCCATTGCAGCAACCGTTGAATAAATCCACATATTAGTAGAGTTCCTCGTATTTCTTAGCGCGTTCGTATACTAATTTAATATATCCACGGTTAATATCATACGGACTTTGTCCATATCCTTTGAATGCTTTGTGGCTTTTTACACTAGTTAACTCAACATTACCATACCACACATTAGGATTACAATTTGGTGTCATACTACATTTTAAACGTTCTTTACGCAAACCCCCAATACCACCATTATATGATGATAATGCCATTTGATAATTATCTTCTGGCGTTGAGGTATCTAGAATCTGTTTACTGATGTCATGCATATAAACCACTAATCCACGCAGCTGATATTTTGCTTGATATGGGTGATCAAACGACCAGTTACCCCAATCAATCTCCGGGTGTTTAGATTTGATTTCATCAATTGCATCGAATGTTTTAGTCTTGGTGAATTGACTTAAACCTACACCCCATTCTCTATCAGTTTTAAGTTCAGCATTTGGCGACCAGCATTTAGGTGATTTAAGCGATGTACAACTTTCTTGCTCGACCTGCCCAGCTAATAGAACTGGTTTATAGTGGTCTTTCCAATATGCAACCTGTTCTTGTTTAAGAACAGGTATGTATGTAATCGCATTGGCTGGTATGGCATCCATATCAGTGTCCAGTTGACATTAACATACTGATAGTTAACGAAAACGCAGCTACCATTATGGAAGCACCCAAAAAGACCAACCCGCTTCCTGTTGCCGATTGAACTGCTTGTTCTGCAATTGCGCCCATATCAACATAAGGTAATAAGATCTTACGGATAACATGAGTTAACCCGGCAGCCAACATACCTAATGAAAGAACACTAATGAACTCTATCAGTAAGCTATCATTAACAATATAAAGAAAAATAATAGCTGGAACAAATAAGAAGAATAACCGTTTATCAAATTTCATAATTTTACCATCCGTACGTTATTTTGATCTGAGGAACTGATTCATCAAGGCCTTTAACATACCCTTTATTAAGATATAACTGCTGTTCTATACCCACACTAAAGGATTTATTAAAGCTATACATAATAGATGGTTGTGCTAACCACTGCGCTTGTCCTTGGTTAGGTGCAGACACATCAATAAAACCATCAAATGCAAAATTGTTACCGAGATCAACACGAGCAAAACCAAATAAGTAAACACCATCACCTCTCAGGTTATCTATACGGTAATAAACATCTGCGCCAACAAAGCCTTTGCTATTAAACCAGTCGTAACCAATACCTAAGTTGGTGTTGCTATACCCTTGCGCGTTTTGTAACTGCCCTGCCAAGTGTAAACCAGTACCAAGATGACCTACAATACGACTGACGCTATAGGCTTTTGAGTCGTTGAAGCTCTGTAAGTCGATGTTAGCGTACAACAACCCCAGACTACCAGCGTTGATGGTGTCTAGGCTTAGGATATTGCGTTGGTGTTCACCAGTAACATAACCATCACCAACTAGGTAAGATATTGTTGTGCGTTGAAAATCAGCAGCATCAGCATCTTTGAATAATGCTCCCCATAGAATTGAGGTTGCCGCTAGTAGTGTTAAAATAAATTCCATTTTCTACTCCTTGTCATGTACATCACATACCACCACTACATCTTGCACTGGTAATAAGCGAGTAATTGTCTTAATTGGGTTAACTTTATATGTTGCCCAAGGCCTATATTCATAGCGACCTACTAAAATATCTTTAGGCACTTTTTTATTAAAAGTCATTACCTTATTGAAGCCGCTACCAAGTGTATAGGTAACGTGACTGCCATAGACATATTCACCTTCTACACCATTGTAATCCATCATACCATCTAGGTCGTGCCAACGTTCTTGTACAGTTATTATCAAATCCTTTGTAGATCTTACATAACGTATAAAACTATATTCCCTGTTATCACATTTAGACCATTTCGCTTCATTGGCTATATAATTAACTTCTAATGGATCAGGTTCAATAGTCCAGTAGCCTAAAACTGCTACTACCAGTACAAGCGTTGCAAGAATTAAACGATTAAACCACTGAAAGTAATAAATCTGTCTATCAATCTGCGACATTAGGAACCACCCCCAAGTACTGTTAATACTTTAATTCCATATCCAGACATTAAGAAACTTATAACAGCAGCACCACCTAGAATATACTTAACTGCACTACTAACAGTATTGGTTAAACCCTGAACAGCCTTTGTCAAAGCATCAACATCGCCACGTAAATCACCGTGCTTTTCAGAAAGTCCATTAATACGGTTATCTAGGTTTTGCTTTAATAGGTCAAGCTCACCTTTAAGTTGTAGGTAATTCACATCGGTGATGCGCCTATTAAATGATTCTTCTGCCATTATGTACCCTTTATACCTAAAATAATTATTATATATTATCTATCTATTGATGATATGTGTCATCCATATAATGCTCATGTTAACCATCGTTGAATCTCTTCTTTAGCTTGCTCTTTGGTAATATCTAATTTATAGGAAGCATCTGCAAGATCATTTGCCATATCATCTAAATTAGCACCAGATTTAACCTGTTCCGCATAAGCCTGTGCTTCAGCTTCTAATCGGTAACTACGTACAAATAGATAAAGCAAACTATGTAATCCAATTCCAGCAATAGCTACAGGTGCTAATGCATAGCCTAAATTCTCATAAGTACCTGCAACTAGTAATGCAGAAAACATTAACCAAATAGTTAACATTTTATACCATTGTTTAACATGCGTGTACTCATGGTTATGAACACCTATATCATCTTTACATCTAGATCGTATTCTTACTACAAATGCGTTGGTTTTACCGTTTACACTTGGAGGTAAGTTATCAGTATATATAGTTAAATGTGGAAGAATCATAGTTTAACTCCATCAAATCTTTGTTACATCTTATTTTACGGTCTATAGTGGGCAATATTATTAGTAGCCTTAAATACAGAGCTTCTTATAGATCCAACACCTACACCACCATTTACATTAGTAACAGTAACCAGTATATCTGATCTACTACACCATGTAGATGCAGGATAACTTGCCCCAAAATTTGCTATAGTAGGCACTTCACTATTTTGACTAACTTCAATATAACCAGCAAAAAGTCCAACAGTACCAGTATCTTGGTAGTTAGTACCGGTTATTTTTATTTTCACTATAGCACGGGTAGTGTTTACAGTATAAGTATAACTACCTATATTTATATTTGTTGTACGTGATAGATCATTACCATATTGTATAGTAAATTCCCAACATATATTACTAGCCAATGGGGATATAGAATTTCCGGGGAGTGTAAAACTCTGTAATACTAATCCTTCAGTTAATGTCACTGATGCAGGATTACCATAAGTTATGTCTGGTAATAGATTAAATCCAAAATCCTTAATATACTGACCTACACTTAAAGATGGTGTAGTATTATCAGCATACTTACCACCTACAAGCGGAAAACCACCAAAGCTATGTAACTTATTTGGGTACATTTCTAAAATAGCCATATTAAAAACAATTGGATAATTTAGTACTGAAATATCGTTGTTAATTACTTGTACAGTAGTGTTAGGTTCTGAAGTTAAACCATAACTAAAAGACTCATAACTAGTAATTATATTTCCTTCTACTCTTGCACGATCATGGTATTGATCGAATCTTACTCCAAAGTAATAAAACCCTTGAATTGTGTTATTGCGTATAGTATTGAAACGTGTAATAGATTTATTGTAAATACCAGTATTAAACTTACCTGTAATCTTATTACCTTCTACTAAACAATTATTTTGACCTTCTGCTAACTGGATTCCTATAGATGGGGTAGATGCTCCAGTGGAAGCAAATGTGTCTGTAACATACCCAGCGTGAAGTATTACATTATTATTTCTAATAATACCACCAGAAGAAAGTAGTGCAAGTTCTATACCAGTATATTCACAATATATTTCATTACCCTCTAGTACCATATGATTTACAAAGTTACTACTTAAACAAATACCACCAACTACTTTGCAGTTTACTATAGAACATTCATAAGAATTTCCGATATTACCAACCACCCCAAATTGACCATCACCTACGTAGTAAGATGCAGCCATACATAAATCTTGGATGTGTATATTTCGCACAAGACTTAAATTTGAAGAACTAAGATTACGAACGGTAGCAGATGATATACTACCAGGATAACCACGTTTTAAACTAATATGATTATCGGAGAATACTTCTACTATCTCATCTACAAAAGAGTAGTCTGGAATACTAGTACCAGACACAGTGGATTCTACTATAACAATATCACCTATAGAGAAGCCTGAACTATCTGCAACAGCTAATTTGCGCATACTTCCTGAGTTATAACCACCTATTACAGCAACACGAGTACCAAATGATGAATAGTTGTCTGTAGTAAGTACATCTGTTTTTGTGCTGTTAGGGGCTACTGCAAAAGTAAATGGGGAAGTGGTTTCGTAGCTATAACCCTCTCTACCAGGCTCGTTATAAAAAGAAATGTTTCTTACTATGGCTTTATCTCTACTTTCACCCTTAATAGTGCTATTTGAGTATACAACTATGGGGTCTGTAGTACAGTAAAAAGCATCTGAATTAGGGTAGAATATAGATGTACTATTCTTGTGTGCGCTAGTTAAAGCAACAAAATCATTTGTTATTCCATCACCTTTAGCTCCGAACCACTTAACGTTAATAGCCCCATTATACTGCCTTACCCAGCAACCACTACCAGTATTACTGCCAGTAAACCAGTTAGTTAATTGTACTTGATCGTTCCAAGCACTAGGAAATACTTTATTAGGATCGATAATAGTACCGCCATTATGTTCGCTTTTCAGTTTATTACTATCCCAGTAAAATACCCCACCTCCACCTTCAATATCTGAATGGTAGTTAAGTACATTCAAAACACCTACTGTTGGTGTACTCATTAAGTTTGCTACTGATGATACTGTCTTAGCAATGAACTCACCTTGCTTAACATTAGCTAATACTGTATTCTCTAACGCCAACTCTACTGAATTGTCATTAGTATTTGTAATTCTAAACTTTGCCATTACGCAATCCTTACTTAAGGTTTAATTTTAACTATTATAACTATTTGTATTATTTATAGCAAATAAGTTAGTCACAGTATATACAACACTGGTAGGTTGTAATATTTTGGTGTAGTAATACTTATTTTGCTGAATAAGAAAGTTTAATATCTATAACATCCCCAGAGCCGTAAGTAACTGGATATCCTGATCTTAGTGATTGCCCTGAATAGCCAATTGAAAAAGCGCTCTCACCACCTCCAATTGATATATTGGCATTGTAGTCTTTAGCTCCGCTTGCTGAATAAAGCAAACAATGCAATGCCCTCTGATTATAATTTGGGGTTGCTGTATAAGGTAAAGAAAAGTACCACCCTGTTGAACTATTACCGTATACTGTATTTGCTCCCATAACAACTCTAATAATTACAGTAACAATATTTCCATCGCGTCTATAAAAACTAGTTATTGATCCATCAGCAATTGATGGCTGTGTGCCAGAAGGTTGATACCAATTTGGCGTATACGCAGTAGTATTTTGAGTGAACAAATTACTATTACATGTAGAATCCTCAGTTATTCCTGCACCAAATAAGCAAGATTGGTCAAAATGAATTCCTTGAGCATTAGTTAATACCACTGGACCAGAGAAAGCTACATTTGAAAAACTCATATCAGAGCCTGATACTACAGTAGTATCATTAATACTTGCCACCCTGCCATTTGTGATATGGAAAAGGCCGCTACCTGAACCAATCGGACCTGTGAGCAAAAAGTTTCTAATATAAAAATTTGTTAGCGAGCAACCATTTCCTGCATATTTTGAAGCTAGATCAAATAATCCACCTGATAACCAAATACCATCAAAGAACTTTGGTTTTGGTCCAGATTGCTCACCAATCTTAATTGCGGCAACATTAGTAGGGTCATATGTAGTACCTTCAAAATCAATAATATTAGCGCCTCCACCAGCATCTTTAGCAAACTCTAAACAAGGACCTTGTGATGTTGCAACTCTACAATGCTTAATTATTTGAGAGTAACCAGGGGCGACATAAAATCCCCTACCCGAATACATAGCACCATTAGCCTCTAAATCAATATATTCAATAGCAGACAAATCATTTACAACAACTTGATCACCGTTAAAATTCTTTAATAATTTAACACTACGCTTTCCTCCCTCTCCTACCCATTTTTGTCCAGTTAAGGTGCTTAATGTAGCTGTTTGAGCATAACTACCAGCCTCAAAAAAGACTGCTCCAGATACTCCTGCAGCATTAATTGCATTTTGTATTGCTAATGTATCATCAGTAACTCCATCACCTTTAGCACCAAACAACTTAACATTTACAACACCATCATACTGCCTACGCCATACACCTGTGCCAGATAGTTTACTGCCATCAAACCAAGTGGCGCGTTGTGTTTGGTTGCTCCAATCAGTTGGAAAGAAAGCTACTGGACTAATTACAGTGCCGCCATTATGTTCAGTAGCATTACCTGTAGCATCCCAGTAAAATACACCACCACCGCCTTCTAGACCACTGTGGTAGTTAAGTACATTAACTGCACCAGTTGTAGTAGCAGTATCTAATTTACTAATACTTGCAACTGTCTTAGCCACAAACTCATTTGTGCTGCACTCCATAATTACTGAAGTGTCTAGTAGCATTTGAACTGAGTCATTTGCTGTATTTTTAATCTTTAGATTAGACATTGTTATTCCTTTTTGTTAGTTAGAGCACCTAAGCATACGCTGTAAATGTCAATGTAAAACTGCTAGTATTACTGTAACCCATGCTAATTTGTGATGTACGTGAGTGTAAAAAACAAATATCTGCCAGTTCCAGTAGGAGTTACCGGAACGGTAAGCAAAGCTAGACTGTTCTGTGGCGACACAAAATTTATTGTACTACTTCCAGCATAAACCATAGCAACAATACCTGAACCAGGTATAGCAATATTTGAACTTGCTACAGACCCTACAGCTGTAGCAATAGGCACGTAAGGTAACCCAGTGATGATTAAATCACCTGTTGCCCCTTCTGTGCTAAAGTTTGAAAAATACGCATATACTGTTACTACACTGCCCCTTTTTGTAAAAAATGCGTTATTAGTTACGGCAGTTGTAGGTGCGGCAGTTGACCCTGTTAGTGTCAAAACTACATTTGAAATATTAATATCAGTGGCATGAATTACATCCCCACCAATCCTACCATTAACACCACTTACGGACAAATTTGATGTAGCTCCGCCAACGTAGGTAATAAGCCCATCTGATACAACATTGTTCAGTGTAAATGTTTGAGTATTAATACTTCCGCCAGTACCATTTAAATAGATACCTAAATTAGTTACAGAAGGACTGCCAGTTAGGTTGAAATCCCTTACTACTAATCCATTGATAATATCTCCAACCCAATTCATAGAACTTTGATTTGCACAAAGGACAAGTCCATTCTGAGATAGGTTTTCGCAACCACGTGCTTGCCCAGATATGACAATACCTTTTAAGGTATGACCCCTACCTCCAATATTATCAACAACCATAGAAGAACCATTGTTATAATATTTTCTAAAAGTAACTAAATTTGAAGTTTTGTTTGTTGCGTCAACTTGAGCATTTAGGTTTATCTTAACATTCCGAATAGCACCAGGAGCCGCAATAACACCAGTAATAGTAAAATCAAATGCAACTAGCGCCTCGTAAGGATTCTGGTCACCAGATTCAGAGTATCTTCCAGCAGTTGTGTAGGTTAAATTTATGTTTTCAATAGTGTTTGCGCTTGATGTATATGTGTTGTCTGGCTGACAAGAAATTAAACAGTCGCTAAACTTACCACCATGTGATGAGTCAATCCACACATCATGGTTTGATGCATTTACGTTGTAGTACACACGCCCTGTATTTTTTGCTATAACATTACGTATTATTACACCATTACCACTAGACCCAAAATAAAAACCATAGTAAGTATTTAGTAAGTTTATATTTTCAATTAATATCCTACTGCAAGGAGAAGTATCTCGTGTAAGGACATCATTAGCCCCAGACATTAAATTTGACCCAAAAAATCTGTAGCAACCAGACGCTAAAATGTTACGGATTATAACATTCTTTGTACCAGACATTATGTTTATGGCAATCTCACCGCCAAGAGTAGAAGATAGTGAACCTAGACTTCCAATAATGTTCAAGTTTTCAATTTCAAAACCATCGCAGTTTACAATTTGGAATAGAACCTTATGATTACCACCAGAATTTATACAGGTGATTGTTGCGCCATTACCAACAATACGTACATTTTCGCAGTTAGAAAACACAAGTAAGTTTTCTGCGCTAGTAGCCCAATCTACTATATAGTTTATACCTTGCTCTAGTTCTAGAGTGCCACCACCTATCGAGTTTATATAGGTGACAGCAGCCATCAAACCAGAAGAGTTTGTAGCACCAAACCATTTTACATTTACTGCTCCAGTGTATTCACGTTTCCATACACCTACACCTGTAGTAGCTGCTGTAAAATAAGCCGTTTGGTTAGCATCCCAATTAGTAACTAAACTAACTTTATCTGGATCAATTACCGTACCACCATTGTGTAGAGTCTTACTGGCATCTGCATCGTAGAAGAATACACCACCGCCACCATCACCTTTAGTATGGAAACCAAGTACTTGAATAGCTGTACCTTTACTAGCTGTAGCTAGATCTGCAATAGTAGCAACTGAACTAGCTAGTACCACTCCATTAGCATTTTTACTAAACACTAGTTGACCATCTAATGTTCTGATCTCATTTACACTTAATTCACTCATTCTATAACCCCGATTAAACTATGGTCCAACTACTACCTACAGGTACGACAACTTCTACATTTGTATTAATAACAACAGGTCCTGCTGTCATAGCATTCTTACCAGTAGTAATATCATAACTAGTAGTAATAGCAGTGTCATTCTCATAGAACACCTCATTACCACCATTACCACTAGCACCGCCACCACCAATTCCGGCTGCTTTACTAATAACTATACTACTAAATTCTATTAGTTTAACTATACCATCAGTAGCACTAGTGTAAGCTCTTACTTTCATAACTACTGGATTATCTAATACTTCATCAATAGTTACTGATGCATTAAACATAGCTTCGCTATTTGTATTATTTGCCATATTCAGATACTTAGTAGCAGTACCAATAACCTCTAGGGTATTTGCATTATACATCTCAAATATTACTGCAAACTGCTGATTACTACCATCTGATCTAGTAAATACTAAATTATTTAAAAAGCTGTAACTACCACTACGTTTGAATATTATTGAATTAACACCTAGATCTAATAATCCTGTATTACTACTAGGTGTTGTAGTAGTCCATGTAAGTTCTGTAGGAGATACGGAGCTTTCAGATAATACTGCATTCATCTGTGAACCAAATGCAGCACTAGCACTACCTAAACTTGCAATAGCTTCTTGTTGTGTAGCTATTAATTCTCTAATATCTGCTACACTCATAATATCATTATTGAAGTATTCAGCTACTAACCGCATTTCTACTACTGTATTAGCAACCCAATTAGTAGCACTAGCACCACGTTGGACAGTAACTTCATTACCAGCTGTAGCAACTACTTTAACTACTTCTCTAAATACTTCTACACCATTATTGAAATCCACTAATGTTAAATAGCAGCTATCTTTAGATGTCATGATAAATGGTAAAGGATTAACTAACATCATAGTATTACTAGAAGCTAGCACACTTGTAGCTAACCTTGTATTGTAGTTATTAGCAAATAGTACTGCCATATTAGTAATCCTTTATCTTTACTTTAAACTCGTCTTCTTTGACCAGTCCTTGATTTGTTCTAACTCTTAAGGTAACTTTGTAACCTTCACCAGTTATACCACCACGTAAGTATACCTTAACTCTAGTACCATTGTCCAATAAATACTTTGTATCTACAACCATATCATTTATATCAACTTTATCAGAGGTATATTTAGAAGCCTCTGCTTTTTCAATATCTACTACATAGTCACCTACATCTAGGAACTCTGTATACAATACATCATATCCCAAATATTCATCTGGTTGTTTTACAAACTTCCCTAATTGCATGTTAACTCCATATCATTAACAGTTCTAATAGAATACATAGTATTAGTATAGTAAGGTACATTCAACATACGACACTCTTCAGCAGCTAAACTACGCTGAACTAATACAGCTCTTTCCACATTACTAATAGCACTATTAGCAAAACTATACATATTGGCAGTATTAGTTAATTTTCCAAAACTACTTGTTATACTGTAAGCATTTACTCTATAGTTACCAGTAACTAGTAATTTACCACTAGACATACTTATGGATTTATTACCACCTTCCTGTACCAAACAGTTACCACCTAGGTTTGAACCTAGCATAGTACTATTTAGTCCCTTATCAGGAATACATCTACTATTATAATCTACAGATAAACTACCAGTACCAGGACTAAATCCTAGCTGTATACTATTTGCTAGTCCATACCCATAACTATTACTACTTGCGTAAACTACTTTAGCACCAAAGTAAGTACTAGAATTAAGGATAGCAGTTACTCTCTGCCGTCCTTCTGACAAACTAGCAGCATCACCTAGTTCCATATTAGTCTAAACTAATCTTGATGTAACCAGCGGGAACTACTACATTATTCCACACTGATACTGTTTGAGGAGGATCAAAGTCACCATAAGCTAACATAGTCCCACCATTAGTATCAGGACTATCAAAAATACCCCAATGCGTAATAGTACAACCAGCACCAGTAACTATTCCGAAATCACATGTAATATTATTTATAATATAACTATTAGTAGATTCATAGAATGTAATCAATTTACGTGAGTATTGTGTCATAATAGAGGCTTCAACACCAGGACCAGCATCAGTAGGTGTACTAGTGAATAATGCTAGATATACTGGAGCAGTTCCCCTAAATTCCCTATTTAGTACTTGGTTTTCCAAGTAGTTACTAAAACAACCTACAGTAGCCATACAATCTCCTTAAACAAAACCTTTCTTATACAATCTATTCTCATCAAATGTATCATAATCATACATGGTATCAATTGTACCTTCTAATTCTTTACACACTGCTTCATATTTATTTAGATAATTCATACTTTCATCACCTATTTGAGTAACACTCTTAATAGTTGAGTACCCTCTATAAGCAACATACATTCTAAGCGCTTCCATAAAATTAGTACTTAATGGTAATACATCTAATAACTTAACAGTAGGTGGAGCACATGTATAGGAAATGTACAGACTCTTAACATTATCTTCATTCTTACCACATACCACAAACGTATTATAAGCAACTGTACGTACAAATAGTTTATTATATGCACCTTGTCTATATTGATATTCTATATTCTTATCATCTACTGGAACATCTACATAACTATCAGTAGTTATATTAATCATAGATAACGCATTATCAGGTAACTTAATTGTACCTAGTTCATTAATACCTGCAGTAGCTGTATCATATAGTTCTACATCAGCCTCATATACATCTACCTTAATAGGAAATTTAGTGTACAATGAAACAAGCCCTTGATTAACAAAGCTTAACACTGTAGCCATATTAACTTTTTGATCGCTAGTATCATTAGCAGAGTTAGTACCTACATCACGTAAAGCAATCTGCCGTAAATCACTAACAGCTACATCTAATATAAAGTCTAATACTTTCATACACCTTCCTACAATTTACTATAGTATAACACAAACTAGAATACAGTACTACCAGGTTTATTAACTTCTCTATCTTCTAGATCACCAGTCCAAATCATACCCTCATCATCTACCACAGTATGTCCCTCATACTGTACCTCACCGCTACCTGGTATAATATCTATCAGACCTAGCTGACTAATAACGTCACAGAAGTCATCATGATCACTAAACCCTGTATGTGTAGCACCTCTTAATTGTTTCAGTGCTTCCTTCATATCAGGTGTATCTTTCAATTCATTAGGGAAATATATCTTACCATTTTGGAACTGTGGCACCATATATCTGAACCTCTCATGCTTACTACCAGCATTCCTACTTCTGATACCCTCTTTACTACCTGTAGCACCCTTTTGTCTTGCAAATGTAAAGTATCTATTAGTAACCATCATCTTTTGCTTCAAGGCATGTAAATGTAGTAGTTGCTGGCCATCTACCTCAATACCTGTTTCAACTACTCTACCACCTTTACTCCACGACATAACCAACCTAAACAACGCATTATGTTGATCATCAATATCCATCTTCCGTAGCACCAAATCTAGTAGATAGTAATCCCAGTTGCTACTAACAGCCCATACACCTATCCCACAGAAGTCACTACTAGAAGCACTAGTTGTAGTTAAGTCAGTAGTAATATACAAACTATATCCACCTAAATTAGGCAACAGTAACTTCCTGTCATACCACTGAATTAGATCATCAGGAACTAACCTATCCTCTTCATTACTAACCCTTAGCATCAACTCCTGGTTAAACGCTCTGGTAGTACCTGTAGCTACCGCATCTAGATATCTACTCATAACACTATCATAGTCATGCATATCAGGCCATAAACCTACGAAATTCTCCCTAGGCATACCTTCATATATCTCTTTACATATTGGTGTAACTAGCGGAGTAAAACCACCACTCTCTACCATCATATACACAGGATCTCTCTTATGGAATGGGGTGTTAACTAGTATGAACTGTGTATTCTTAGCTCTCATAGCATTCTTAGCATCACTAGTTAAAGCAGTTACCACATTATGCATAATGGTATCAGAGTAAGCATCAGCTTCATTCTTAATAGTATCATCACCTATAATCAACCCATATCTATCACCAGTAACAGGATTCCGTGAACCTGAACGGATACCACCGCCCTGCACACCCTTAAACTTGATCAGCATGTGCCTCTTCTCAATAGGTTCAGTACCTTTCCTAACTAACTCCACTTCACTCTCAGTACATCTAATAGTCTCGAACCATTGATTAGCAAATAGACTCTTCTCTAGCACACCACCCATCAGTTTAGCCTGATCCCTAGCACCACCTTG